GCCCTTATATATTATTTAGGTTTTAAGCACAACTTGGTCAGAAGTTAAATCCAGGATGCGGTATCACCTCAGTTACTCCGTATCTAATGAAATCGACCACCTTGCGATTTTGAGACATGCCTGGACGGCACGTCTTATTATCACACTTAGAATTGCAAATGGGTGGAAACACACGATAACACCTCTCACACCTGCCTATCGACTTGGCCCTACGACGTCTAGCGTAGCTTGACTTCCCGTTGCCGAGTATAAGGCCAGAGGACCTATTTATTATATGCACACAAATACTCACATCATACACACCAAAGCTAGCACACACATTAATTAAAGCTAACAAGCGCCTTGCTCTATGGTCCCCCATGACCTGCGTTCCTGTGGTTCCTTGCAATCTCAGTCCCATGCAGTCCCCCGGTATATTCGGTCTCCAAATTAGCGAACTTTTCATTCCGGTTCGACCGATCGATGGCCAAGCGCTTATGTGCGTTATGCGCTATGTACTCCGCTGGGGTTGGTAAACGTATGAGCCCCTCAACTGGCTGGATTGCTGCTGCATTGGTAACATAATCGAAGGTATCGAAGGCAGCATATCTGGCGTTGAACGGAAAGCCCATGGCCTGCCAGTCAGCGGGCGGTTGCTTACGGACAAGCATACTGTTCCACACAACGGGCGCGTAAAGACGGCACACCCGACGTAGACCTGACTCTTTCTTCATAATGGCTGCAACGGAATCCACTGGGATGGCCCCGCCTGGAAATTCAATGCTCCCACTTGGGTCCAGGAAGGCAGAACTACTAACACTAGCACACATGATAGCCATCTTTAGGATCACCTCAGCAACATACTCTGTAGGCACCCCCATGCCCGCTAAGGCCGATGAAATTTTTGCCATCTCCTCTGTGTTGGCCATATTGTTCGACACCACGCTCACAGGCATTTTGAAAAGCTCATCAACGGAGAACCGGCCGTACGGGTTGGCTGGGTTCCTCCTCATTTCAGGCACAGGCTCTAGAGTTGGCCTTCCTATCTCGAAGGAGATGTTCTGGAGGTTTGAATTGTAACGGCCCTCATTGAGTGTGTCAATCAACCTAGTGAGCCTCTGCTCAAGTTGGCTCTCATGATTCTCACCTCTTTGTTGCTCCTGCCTACGATTTGGCCTTGGCGGACGCTGTTCAGCGGTGGATTCTTCTTCCCCGGTTCCAGTTGTTGACCCCTCACCTTGTCTCGCCAGAATGGGATTCTCTTTCGGAGGCATATTTCCTTCCTTCAATAACACTCAATCCTGTATATCAATTACAAGCCTGTACACCTAAAGGCGCACTAAGTACCTTAAGATTCGCCACAGCCGTTATGTGCTCCGGCGTCAAGTCACAACCAATAAGCCTTATGGATTCTCCTGTTAAGATTATGGTACACTGCCGGATGTCTGTCGGGTAGATGAAATAGAGCGTCACCGCGAAAGTTAGAAGTCCCAAACCAAAGTTCAGTGCCGTGCTCCACATGTAATGCAGCCTGAAGGGCGACTGCTCCGTAGCAAAATGATGCAAACTAGCAATATGATCAAGGGCCAAACAAGCCACCTCCCGACTGTCCCCTGTTCCACAGAATTCAACTTCTTCGGGGAGCAATAGTCTACCGACTTGGTTCCGTCCCTGTACTTGCCCCCGTGTGGCAAGCTATGCTGCAAATCACCAACGTGTGGAAGGGTGGCGCGAGTCAAAAGTCCGATGAGCACCGCCGCAGAAAGGCCTAGAGCTGCCGCAAGATACGTCTGAGTGTAATTAGGCGGCGGAGTAAGTGGCATCGGGATTGAGAATCAGCAGTGACTTTCTATGCCGCGTTAAGCACTGAAATGCCCGAGCCGGATCAAGTATCGGCTTGCTCTCTGAAGTTGCAAAGGTGACACTCTCGAAAGTTTGACCGCGCACTTCGTCAATGCAGTAACACAATAGACCGTGAGCACTAAGCAAATCCCGTACCTCTCTTTCAAAGAAAATGATGGTGTCACGCGGGTCCACCTCGTAGATGCCCTTGATCTGTACAACGTCCTCTCCCTCAGCTGTGATGTCGAAGTTCAACTCGCGCAGCAATTGTGCAGTGCACTGACCGAATCGATGACTCTCGGTCTTGACAAAATGTGGAGCTAGGATCTTACCTGGGCCCCCTTGTATTGGGTCCGCGAAGAGCGCAAAGGCT